CGGAGGCCGTCTACCGGGATCGCGTCGTCAAGCGCGCGAAGCAAGCCAACCAGGAGGCCGAACTTCGGACCGTACTTCAGGAGGCCCTCAAACGGCCGGCCGCGCCGGCCAAAACCAGTACACCCTCTTGATGTGTACTGTGCTAGGTGACAGGGATGGCTAAGGGCAAATCCCGGTCGAAGACCGGAACAGGTCAGTTCATCAGCCGAACTCGCGATGACCCTTCCATCGCTAGCTTGCTGAGTTTCGAGCCTGACCTCTCGCGGTCCGTGCGCGACGTCAGTCGAGCGGACCGTCGTCAGTGGGACCCGGACCCGCTACGTCCGGTCCGCACGTCGTCCGGCAAAGTTGCCAGGACGACCTACAAACCCCCTGCCAAGCCCGCCAGGGCACGGCAGCAACGCCCCGCCTTCTCTGTCCCTAGCTACCCTACCCTTACCCCCCACAGGGGCCAGGAACGGCCCCTACACGTCCCTCTGTGCAAAGGTCGCGAACAACGCCGCGAAGTGATCTTCGCCAAGGGACACCACGGTGGCGGCCACGGGAAACCGAAGTGGTCCGCCCTATCCCGATTGAGGTGCAAATGACCTTCCCATTCGGACCCGTCCTGGGAGCCGTAGGCTCCATCGTCGGAGGCCTCTTCGCCGACGACGCCGCAGAAGAAGCTCGTGATCAACAGGCCGAGCAATTTGAACGCAACATTGCCCTTCAACGTGAATTCGCTCAGAACGGCATCCGCTGGAAAGTCGACGACGCCCGCGCTGCCGGCCTTCACCCTCTCGCTGCCATCGGCATGCAAGGCGCGTCTTATTCGCCTGTCTCAACTTCCATCGACCGCGGTTCCTCCATGGACCTCGGCGGAATCGGCCAGAATATCGGCCGCGCCATCGACGCAACCCGCACACAGGAGGAAACGGAGGAGGAACGGAAAACCCGTGAATACGAGTCGAGTCGTCGCAGTCTCGAACTCGAGGGTATCGGCCTTCGCAACGACTATCTTCGCTCCCAGATCGCCCAGCTCAACCAGGTCCAATCCTCGCCCGCCATGCCTTCTGCGGAGGATCGCTACATGCTCAAGGGCCAGGGCAACTCTCCCCTGCTCAAGAACAAGGCGATGGAACGCACTCCGGGTGCTCCTGAGGCCACATCGCAAGAACCCGCTGCGGTCACTGACCAGGGCTTTGCCTGGACGGGCACTGGGTGGGCTCCCGCCATGTCCAAGGACAACAAGGAACGCCTCGAAGAAGACATGCTGGGCACGTTCGGTTGGAACGTTCGCAATCGTCTGCTGCCCATGCTCGGGGCACGGCGGCCTCCCCCGGTCAAGCTCAAGGACGGCCATCGCTGGCACTATGACTGGGTCAATCAGGAGTATCAACAAGTCCCGGCGGACCGCGACAGCGGTTATCTCGGGCATTAGAGGAGGTGATCTTCAAATGCGTCGTCGTCGTTCCTACGGTCGTCGTCGCGGCTCTGCTGGCCGCTCTCGTCGTCGCGGTGCTTCTCGTGTTGGCACTCGCTTCTGATGCTGTGCCGTAAGCCCTTCACTTCGGGGCTGCTCGCCTTCGGTTGCGGACAGTGCAATCCCTGTCGTATCAATCGGCGGCGGGTCTGGTCGTGGCGGATGTTTCTTGAATCCCTCTGCCACGACCATTCGGCCTTCGTCACCCTCACCTATTCGGAGAAAGATCTCCCACATGGTGCTACCCTCGAACCCCCCGCGCTCCAAGCCTTCCTCAAGCGGCTCCGCTCATATCATCCGCGGCCGCTGCGCTTTTTTGGTGTCGGCGAATACGGCGAGCACACGCATCGCCCGCACTACCATCTGGCTCTCTTTGGCCTCTCTGTTGTCGATCGGCATCTCGTTGATCGTGCTTGGCCTCAAGGCTTCGTTCATGCCGGGGACCTGACCCCGGCTGCCTGCAACTACGTCGCCGGCTACGTGGTGAAGAAAATGACCCACGCTTCGGACCCTCGGCTCGGTGGTCGTCACCCGGAATTCGCTCGCATGTCGCTGCGTCCGGGTATCGGCGCACCCGCTGTCCAGGTGCTTCGCGACGCTCTAAACAACCAACACGGATTGTCCGAAATCCGCTCCACAGGGGATGTCCCTCGAACCCTGAAGGTCGCTCGCAAGTCCATCCCCCTTGCCCGCTACCTTCGCAAAAAGCTCCGGGAGGAGCTGCTTCTCGATGAATCGGACACACACGCCGCACGTGCGGCCTACTCTCTTTCGCTATCGGACGAAGTGCGGGATCTGCTCCAAGCTTCGCTCGCTCGCGGTGAGGTGGCTTCACCCGCGCAACTGATCGTTCAACGCGATCACCAACGCATTCTCAACGCCGAGGCACGCGCCTCGCTCAAAGGAGTTCGTCACCTATGAAACGGTCCAAGTTCAACCTGTCCAACTACAAGCTGCTGTCCTGCGACATGGGCCAGCTTGTCCCCTGCGGTCTCACTGAGGTTCTTCCCGGTGACACCATCCAGCACGCAACGTCGGCTCTCGTGCGCGTCTCGCCGCTGCTCGCCCCGGTCATGCACCCGGTCCATATCCGCATCCATCACTGGTTCGTCCCGCACCGCCTGGTTTGGGAAGATTGGGAAGACTTCATTACCGGCGGCCGTGACGGTCTCAACGCCAGCCAGTTCCCCCTCATCACCATGAACAGCGCCACCTCCGGCGCCATCGGCAACCTTGGCGACTATCTCGGCGTCCCGCCCGCCGTCTCCGGCCTCGAGGTCTCCGCGCTCCCCTTCCGGGGCTATTCGCTCATCTGGAACGAGTGGTACCGCGATCAGGATCTCCAGGCCGAGCTTACCATCGACCGTACCTCCGGCCCCGACACCACCACCAATACCGACCTGAAGAATGTCGGCTGGGAAAAGGACTACTTCACCTCGGCCCGTCCTTGGACCCAGAAGGGTCCTGAGGTCACCATCCCGCTTGTCGGCGACGCTCCGGTTACCGGCATCGGCAAGGTCACTGGCACCTACGGGGGAGCTTCCACCAATGTTCGCGAAACCGGCGGCGCTGGCACTGTCAACTACCCTCTCAATGACAATGCCGTTATCGGCACTGCTGCCGACGAAACTTTCCGTGTCCGAGAGGACGCCAACAATCCCGGATTTCCGGGGATCTACGCGGACCTGTCCAACGTCTCTGCTGCTAGCATCAACGACCTTCGTCTGGCCTTCGCGCTTCAACGCTACGAAGAGGCACGCGCTCGCTACGGCTCTCGGTACACCGAATATCTCCGCTACCTCGGTGTGCGCTCTTCCGATGCGCGTCTTCAGCGCCCCGAATACCTAGGCGGCGGCAAGCAGACCCTGCAATTCTCCGAGGTCCTCCAGACCGCCATCTCGGAGTCCGAAACCCCCGAAGGCACGATGCGTGGTCACGGCATCGGCGCTGTCCGCTCCAACCGCTACCGCAAGTTCTTCGAGGAACACGGCTATGTCTTCACCTTCATGTCGGTGAAGCCCAAAACCATGTATGTCCAGGGCCTCCCCCGCACGTTCAACCGCCGTGTCAAGGAGGATTTCTGGCAGAAGGAACTCGAACACATCGGCCAACAGGAAGTGCTCAACAAGGAGGTCTACTGCTACGGCGGCACTCTCGGCGGCACCTTCGGCTATCAGGATCGCTACGACGAATACCGTCGCACTGAGTCCTCCATCGCCGGCGAGTTCCGCGAAACCACCCTCGATTACTGGCACATGGCACGCCAGTTCACTGGTGCCCCGGTCCTCAACTCGTCGTTCGTCGAATCGGTGCCCACCAAGCGCGTCAACGCGGTGCAGACGAACGACGTTCTCTGGTGCATGCTCAATCACTCGATCCAGGCTCGCCGCCAGCTTTCCCAGGTCGGCAAGTCGTTCATCTTCTGAAACCTGGGGGGGGGGTCCGTAGACGGCAACGGATCGAAGGCCCCCCCCCGACTCACAAGGAGCTACCTCTCATGACGAAGCCCACCTTCACCCGCCACCCGGAAAACCCGCGCCTCGATGCGGACGGCCATGAAATCCCGGATGGCAAGCCCCTCACGCTCCCGGCCGGCTTCCGCCGCCCGGAAACCCTCGCCGAACAGGTCCAGCGGCTTGTCCGCTCCCATATCTCCCGCGAGGCCGAACGCACCGGCCGCGAAACCTTCGAGGAATCGGAAGACTTCAATGTCGGCGATGACGACGCCCCCTCCACCCCCTACGAGGAGGAATTCGACCCCGCTCT